CTATTCTACTGCCCATACGTTCCTCTTCAGATGGTTCGTGCAGTTGGACAAGATACCTTCCAACCCAAAATTGGCTTTAAGACCCGCTACGGCATGGTCGCAAACCCATTCGCACAAGGAACTGATCAAGGCGTCGGTGCTATCAGCGCCGCATCTAACCGCTACTACAGAAGAGTTTCTGTTAAGAACCTTATGTGATCCATCAGGATACACAACTCTGGGACCTCCTTCGGGAGGTCTTTTTTTATGTCTAGGTATAAATTAGTAGGCAATAATTTTCATTGCATAAAGTTAGTTAAGTTAGCATATGCTGACTATATACTACAGCATTAGGAAGAAAAATATGATCTGAAAGTTCAAATATATTATGCCAGTTAAAACGGAGCTTGAAAAATGCACAGTCTACTATCCAGATCTCAATTTGATGAATGGAGACACCTCGAACAAACAGTAACTGACGTAGAAACGGAGGATCAAAAAATTAATGATTATTATGAATGTTTAATTGAATGTGATGTTGATGGTAAACGTGAATGTAAAAGAATATGTAAGGAAATTCTTATGTGATATGAGACATTTAGAGTAAAGAACAGGGACCTCAAGGGTCCCTTTTTTTATCTAAATACAATTAAAACTCATATGACAGTCTCGCCATTTAGAACACAAATTCAAAATAGGAATTTTTTGACTCCAGGTGGGTTTGAGTTTTCTATTAAAAAGAATCCGAAGATAACATTTTTTTCTCAAACAGTTAATATTCCACAAATTACTCTTAACACAGTAATTCAACCAACATATTTGAAGCAGATAGATGTTCCTGGAGATCAGCTTCAATATGATGATTTTATATTATCATTCTTAGTGGATGAGAATTTTGAAAATTATATGGTAATTCACAATTGGATGACTGGAATAGGATTTCCAAAGTCAACAAAACAGTTTGATGATTTTACAAAAAACCCCAATGGAACTGAGGATCTTGGACAACAGTTCTCTGATGGAACTCTTCTTGTTTTAAACAGCAGTTTCAGACCAAACTTTAAAGTAATGTTCAAAGATCTATTCCCCGTTAGTTTGACGGGATTGGATTTTAATACTAAACTGGAGAGTGAAGAGTTCTTTACGGCTCAAGTAACTTTCAAGTATACTCTTTACGAAGTAACCAATTTAAGTGGAACTAATTTATGAATCTTGATGACATTCAGAATATGTGGACCCGTGATTCTGTAATAGATAAAGACGATCTAGCAAACGAATCACTAAAAACTTCACAACTTCATGCCAAATATTATGAAGTATACAATACAATATTACTGTTAAGGGAAAGAGCTAAAGAAACATATAGTAGAATTTATCTAGAAAGACACGTTTATTATACTGGAAAGGCAGATCCCGATGTATATGAAGAAGAACCTTTCCCATATAAAGTGAGAGATAAAGAGGCGTTAAATAGATATATGAGTGCAGATAGCAAAGTAAGTCAGATTGAATTGAAAATTAGATACTATGATACGATGCTTAAATATCTTGAGGAAATTATCAAATCTTTGTCAAATAGAAATTATGCTATCAAAAATGCAATTGATTGGATGAAATTTCAAGCAGGAATGTAATGGACAATGAATACTATCAAATCGAATTAAATATTCGAGGAATTAGACTCATTCATGAAGGCCTTCGACAGGCAGTTCAAAAATGGTCTGGTGGAGATCCAGCAGAACAAATAAACTTGATTGCAATGAGAGATAATTTTTACAGACTTATTTTAGAAGATCAGTTCAATTTGGAAGACTAAATATTTTTAGGTGATAACTTGATTATATGTCTGAATTGATTATTTCAAAGAAGAATGAAGTATATCTCAGAATAAAAACAGAACCACACATTAGACACGAATTATCTGATCAATTTACTTTCGATGTTGAGGGGGCAAAGTATATGCCCCAATATCGTAATAAATGGTGGGATGGAAAAATACGATTATTCAATATCCAGACAGGAGAACTTTACATTGGTCTCTTAGATAAGTTATTGAGATTTTGTGATGATCACGGATACAAATATAAATTTGAAGAAAACAAATATTACGGCCATCCGATTGACTTGAATCAGATGATCTCCTATGAGGGGGTCAGAGACTACATGACCCACATATCTATACACAAACCTAGAGAGTATCAAATACAAGCGGTCTACGACGCTCTGAAGTGCAATAGAAGACTCATAGTATCTCCTACTGGATCTGGAAAATCTCTGATGATCTATTCCGTAGTTAGATATTATGTTGAAAAAGGAAAAGATACTTTAATCATCGTTCCAACTACATCACTTGTGGAACAAATGTATAAAGATTTTGCTGACTATGGATGGGACGTTGGATCCTATTGCCATAAAATTTATGGTGGTAGAGAAAGAGAAACTAAAAACCAAGTTATCATCACTACTTGGCAATCTATTTACAAACTTGAAAAGAAATATTTTGACAGATTTGAAGTTGTAGTCGGAGATGAGGCTCACCTATTTAAATCAAAATCCTTAGTCAGCATTATGACTAAATTATATGATGCCAAATATAGGTTTGGATTTACTGGAACTCTTGATGGTAGTCAAACTCACAAATGGATTTTAGAAGGTCTTTTCGGTCCATCATATTCAACTATCAAAACAAAAGAACTTATCAAAGAAAAACATTTATCTGATTTAGATGTAAAAATTATTGCTCTCAAACATAAACCAAGATTATTTGATAGCTATCAAGAAGAAATTCGTTATCTATGCGAAAGTCCACAAAGAAATAGATTTATTAAAAACTTAACGTTGGTTCAGAAAGGAAATACTTTGGTGTTGTTTACCCGAGTAGAAACTCATGGTGAACCATTATTTGATATGATAAATAATTCTGTCAAAGGCAATAGAAAAGTTTTCTTTGTCTATGGCGGCGTAGAAACAGAAGATAGAGAAGAGATTCGCAGAATTACTGAGGATGAAAAGGATGCAATTATTGTTGCATCATATGGAACATTCTCTACTGGAATCAATATTAAAAATTTGCATAATGTGATATTTGCATCACCTTCAAAATCAAGAGTAAGAAATCTTCAGTCAATTGGAAGGGTTCTTAGAAAAAGCGAAAATAAAACCAAAGCTACTCTCTTTGATATTGCAGATGATATAACTTTCAACAAGAGAAGAAACTATACTCTTAATCACCTAGTAGAAAGAATCAAAATATATAAAGAAGAAAAATTTAATTATGAAGTTATAAACGTCGCGTTGTCTCAATGAATTCAGATCTAGAAAGAGAATTCTATTGCACCTTAAAACTAGTCTCTGGTGAAGAAATTGTATCTCTAATAATGGTAGATGATACTGATGCCTTAGATCCTTTGATTATTTTACAAGAACCAATAGTAATACAATACAGTACACAAGGTGCATTTTCTCAAATAAAATTAGAGCCTTGGTTAAAAACTACTGAAGAAGATATATTTTTTATTAGATTATCTAAAGTTATAACAATGACTGAGATTTATGATATAGATCTAATTAATTTGTATACAGATTTTAATGATCAAAAAAATGAGTTAAAAGAAGAAAGAGAAGAACCAGAAGATTTAATTGACAAATCTCAAGCAGAAAAAAAGATAAGTAAGAAGATGGGATTTTTAGGATCAATCAGTGACACTAAGAAATCTCTAGAGGAATTATTTAAAAAAGATATTAAAGATAATACTAAAGAGCTCTAATGACTTTTCATCCTGGACAAGCCAGATTGTACATGATTTTGGGACCTTTGTCAAGTTTGACAAGTCATGTCATATATGATATAATCTTATCAAGCATCACTCATAGATAATGGTAAAGAAAAAACCAGAACATTATGTAAATAATAAAGAGTTTTTGTTTGAAATAAACAAATATAAAACTTTCCTTAAAAATGCTGAAAGTGAAGGTAAAACAAAATCAGATCTTTTAAAAGAGTCTAGAGAATTTAGAAAGACTCATGAATATCTAGGAACCTGTTTTAAAAAGATTGGTGATCATTTATCACATAAACCAAACTTTGTCAACTACATGTTTAAAGAAGACATGATTTCTGATGGTTTAGAAAACTGTATTGAATACGTTACTAATTTTGATCCAGCTAAGTCAAGTAATCCATTTGCATACTTTACTCAAATTATCTACTTTGCATTTTTGAGAAGAATTGGTAAAGAGAAAAAACAATTAGAAATTAAAAATCGTATTATAGAAAAATCTGGGTTTGCTGAGGTCATGTCAGTAGATGATAGTTTTCTTTCTCGCACAAGTTCTGACTATAATACAATCAAGGAAAACATTCAAACAAAAATGAGCCGATGACTCACGAAGAAATGCTGGATGAAGCGCAACGTCGCGAAGAAAACAACTACGAATGGATTGATGATTGTTTTCGTGT